TTAAATTTGAAGTCAAATCCTCGTGGGTTGACTTATTACAACTAGTATTAATAACAGTGATCGGCGCTTATTTTGGCGGTAGATCATTTGAAAAAATAAAAAAATAAGTAAGATGAAAGACATGAGTCATAAAATTAGATACAGAAGCAGTAATTCTACAGATGTAGATTATGGGTTTGGACAATTAGGTAGTGCTTATTCTGACGTAGCTCAATTAATAATACCGCCAATGGGTATGGTTATTGTTGCTATTCAATTTTTAGCAGATAACACACCTACAGTTTTAACTCCAGAATTATTAGGTAGAGCAAGTAATACGACTTTAGGAAAAAACGGTGGATTAGGAAGTAATTTCCCAGAAATAGTTTATGACGCTGCTTCTACTACTGCTATAGCACATACTCACACTAGTAATATAAATGGTAGATTAATAGGAGCGATAAATGACAACGCTGGTTCTAACATAACACAAGTAACGTTTACTTCTTTACCAACTACTGATATGCGTGTTGGTGATTATGTTATGATGTGTGATGCTGATTGGACAATTGATGGAACTCCAGGTCCAGATTTTGATGTTCAAACACCATCGCCTATATATGATGGTCCTTATAAAAGAGGTATATATATTAAATCTATTGATAGCGCAACTCAAGTTACTTTAGATTCTTCAGCATTAGCTGATACCAATTGGGCAGGTTTATCACCAAATAGTCAAGCTTTGATGATTATAGGCGAACGACAAGGCGCGGGTGGTTGTTTAGTTGGTGAGGGAGGTGCAAGTGGTCAAACATTTCCTAAAGGTATGACAATATACGGTAGATGGACGGAATTCAAACCATCAGCATCCTCGACCACACTCGGTGGTGGTGTAATCTGTTACTTTGGATACTAATGATAGGATTAGGGCAAGGTTTAGCGGGTGAGGTTGTTCCACAGCCTTTCACGCCAGAAAGTATTAGTAATCTAGTGTTATGGTTAAAATGTAATACTAATGTAGTTGCTGACGAAAATAGTGGTGGAAGTGCTTTAGACCCAGACCATACTACTGACGCGGGAACTATGGTTAATGGAGATAGAATAAGCGCTTGGAACGCGGCGGGTAGTACTAGTATAAACGCAACGCAAGGTACTACTGCTGATAAACCTAGATGGTCCACAGTTTCTGGCGAAGTCGGTGGTATGCATTCGGCTAATAATAATAAACATATGGATCTTTCTTCAAACATAACATTTGCTGCTAATACAGATTTTACTATAGTTATACGTTTTAGAGCTAATGATTTTGCTGGTTCTAGAGCTTTTTTAGGGCATTCAGCTTCGGAATTCATTAGACTTGACGATGAAAACACAATAAGATTTAAAACAGATGGCACGACTAGTGATGTTAATTCTGGAACTGATTTAGTAGCAGATAAAGATACTACTATAATAATAGTTAGAAGTGATGGTTCTACTGGAAATATAAACATGTATGTTCGTGGAAAAGACTCTAGTTATTTTGACACACTTTCTGGTGTGGTTTGGGGTTCTGAATTCCAAGACACTGAAGAAGTAGTAATTAGCAATATAATGGCATCTGCTGATAATACGTCAGAATTTGATGGTACATTTAAAGATGTTATAATATACAACGGAACAGCAGTAACCGAAACTCAAAGAACGCAATTATACGACTATATTGATGCGCAAGATGAATAAAAATAAATTAACTTAAATTAAATAAAATTATGGCAACAAGCAAAGTAAAAGGAACGAGTAAAAAAATAAAAGAACTTAAAGGTATAAAACCTGAAAAAATAACTGACGAACAGTTAAAAAGAGTTCAAGATACAGTAAACAGTATAAATAGAGCTCAATTAGAACTAGGTTCTATGGAATTAAAAAAACACGAAGTTATGCATAGCGTTGCTGGTCTTAGAGACGAGTTAACTGTATTGCAGAATGAATTTGAAAAAGATTATGGAACATTTGATGTTGATATTCAAGACGGTAAAATAAACTATCCAGAAAATGGCCAAGCTGATTCGTAAAATATCTGTAGGTAAAGATTATAAAGAAAATGCAATGCATTATGCTGTAGGTCAAGAAGTTTACGGTGGACATACTATTTGTGATATATTAGAAGAAGATGATAAGTACTCTATTTATATTAGAAAAAATAAAGATGTTTTACCTTGGAAAGACTTTAATAAAAACATGGCAGTATCTGTAGAATATAATCTAGAGTACTAATGAAAAGTGTTTACAACTTTGTTGTAGCGCCAAAAGGAGAAAGATATAATAATATTAAGAAAGTTGGAGATTCAGAATTAATTGTTAACACTGAGATCTTCAACCATCAATATGTTAATAGAGAAGCCAAGGTTATATCAACTCCAATTATTGGTGATACAGATATAAAACCAGGAGATACGGTTATAGTACATCATAATGTATTCCGAAGATGGCATAATATAAAAGGTATAGAAAAAAATAGTAGAAGTTTTTTTAATGAATCTACTTATTTTATAAATCACGATCAAATATTTTTATATAAAAGAAGTGATAAGTGGATAGCTCCTAAAGGATATTGTTTCGTAAAACCTTTAAAAGCTGTAGACCAATTTAACACTGAGTCTGAAAAACCACTACAGGGTATTGTTAAATATTCAGATGGTACCGTAGAGATTAATGATCTAATTGGTTTTAGACCAAATAGTGAGTATGAGTTTATCGTCGATGGCGAGAGGCTGTATAGAGTTTTATCAAATTTAATTACAATCAAATATGAATATCAAGGAGACGAAGAAGAATATAATCCAAGCTGGGCAAAGAGCAGTTGATGAACTTATTAAAGTTGCTAAAGAACCTATTGTAGATTCAGATGATGATATATCAGCAGATAGATTAAAAAATGCCGCGGCTACTAAAAAACTAGCTATATTTGACGCATTCGAAATACTTAACAGAATCCAAGAAGAAGAACAGCTACTTGAGGGCAAAGCACCTGAAGAGAGAAAGGAAAAAATCTTTAAAGGATTCGCAGAAGGTAGATCTAAGTAATGTACGAGCAAAGTTTAGTTAAAACTATTGAACCTATAAAAAAGACTACTATTAGTAGACTTAACAAAGGTAAAAAGTGGAAATACGGATATAATAAAGAACATGATGTTGTCGTTATATCTAAAACGGGTCAAATAGGTGAAATAATAGAAATACAAAACTTAGCAATTGCTCTTCCTAAGTCTCCTAAAAATGTATTTAAACATAAAAAAGATAAATGGGTTAAATTTGATCAACCTAAAGAATTAAGTCGTCTTAAAAATATATTTGACTGGAGGAATTATCCAGAAGAAAACAAAGAACAATGGTTTGATTATATAGACGAAGAGTTTAAAAGAAGAGAAGATGGTTTTTGGTTTATGAATAACGGTAAACCAACGTATATAGTAGGAACACACTACATGTATCTTCAATGGAGTAAGATTGATGTTGGGGCTCCTGATTTTAGAGAAGCAAATAGATTATTCTTTATATTTTGGGAAGCTTGTAAGGCGGATAAAAGATGTTATGGTATGTGTTACCTAAAGAACAGACGTTCGGGGTTTTCGTTTATGTCATCTGCAGAAACAGTTAATTTAGCCACTATATCGAGTGATAGTAGATACGGTATACTTTCTAAAACAGGTGCTGATGCTAAAAAAATGTTTACAGACAAAGTGGTACCTATTAGTATTAATTATCC